GCACCATACTTCTAAGCATATGAAAGTTATGAAAGCATTGATTAATCGTGGTATGTCATTTGACAAAGCACATAAAACCGCAATGAAGCAAGTGGGGAAATGATGAATAGAAAAAGCTATTTAAAAAAATTAAAAGAAAAGCGTAAAAAGAAAACCGATGCTAGTTACAATATGGTTGGCAGTAGTGAAGTTATGTCTAGTAAGCGTAAAGGTAAAGTAATTGATGTCAGCAGAAATGTTGTTACTAAAAAAGATGGTTCAAAAGGTGCGACAAAGCAAGTCAATGTTAAAAATCCAATTACTGGAAAAACTGTATATATGAAAGCTACGTCTTATTCCACATCTGAAAAGGATGAAAAAGGTAAGAAAAAAGTCTTACGAGTCAAAAAGGGTAAAGGTGCAAAGCAAGATGAGAAAAAGATAAAAAAAGCTAGGGCAAAAAGAAGAATTAAAAAGATAGAGAAAAAAGTTCGTAAATCACTTGCAAGGAAATATAATTAATGAAATACGGCAAAGCTAAAAAAGCCAAAAAGAAGTCTAAGAAAAAAGCAAAAGCAAAAGTAGTAAAGAAATCTAAGTATTAGGGTTTTGATACTTTTACAAACAAAGTAAAAATTTAAATCAATAAATAGGAGAATCTATGTCAGAAGAATATAAGACTAGCTATTCAGGCGTTACGTTAAGTAATGATGAAATGGCTAGTTTAGTTACTGATGAGTCACCTATTGAGAATCAGGGCGAGTCACCAGCCCCAGTTGCAGATGTCGATGTGGACCAATCAAGTCAACTAGAAGAGGTGTCAACCGAAGGTCAGGATGACCATGTGGAAATCGAGAGTTTGGAATTAGATGGCAATGAGTATGATATGGAAACGATTAGCCAAGCCCTTGAAGCATATAATAATAAAAACGATTGGCAGAAATCGAATACAGAAAAAGCGCAAGAAATAAGTGCTGAAAGAAAAGCTTTTGAAGCTGAATCTAAGGTATGGAAAGACTTGCAAAATGATGAGAATGCTATTGAAGCCCTTCGTGAAGTATTAGATGCTGACCATCCCATTTTTAATCCTGGCAAAGCGGAAGAGTTACAAACTCAGGACACGAAGGATCCTGATAGGATCCAGGAGTTGGAAGATAAGTTAGAGGAGTTTCAGCGAGAGAGAGCAGAGGAACTTGAAGTCATGGAAGCCGACAAGCAAGTTACTCAGGACCTTGCTACACTCCGACAAAATCATCCCGAACTTCAAGACCAAGATTTAATGGATGAAGTCATTACGACTGCCATTGAAAAAGGCTTTACTGGTATTGATGGTTTAGAGGATGCATTTGTTTTAGCCTATCATTCATCAGCTGAAGATAGTGCTTTTAAGACCGCAGTAAATAGAGCTAGAAATGCAAAAGCTATGAAAAGCATACCTGAACCTGAAGGTGCAGTAAAGGGGATCCATGAGGAGCCAGTTACTAAACCAAAAGACTACAGAGATGCCAGGGCCGATGCATTAAAGAACTATAATTTTTTTGAATAATAAATTAAAGGAAAATAGAATATGTCACTTTCTATAGATAGTTTAACAGCTGTCACTCGTGATAAATTCATTCCAGTTCTTGTTGATAACATCTTCAATTCAAATATTTTGACATTTAAGATGCTTTCAAACTCTGAACCAACAGCCAGTGGTAACAAAGTACTTCAGCCTATTGAATATGCTAAGTCAGGTGCCAAAGGTTTCTACAATGGTTATGATGTATTAGATACAACTCCACAAGAGTTATTTACTGATGCTTCTTACGATTGGGTTCAGTGTCATGCTTCTATAACTTACTCAGGTAGGGAAGAAGCGTTGAACTCAGGAGCAGAACGAGTGGTAGACCTTATTTCTGCAAAGGTTAAAAATGCAGAAAAATCACTAAAAGACCTTTTCGGTGACCAGTTATATGGTACTGAGGATGGTACTGGAAGCGGATTCCTAGGATTACAGCATATCATTGGTACAAACCGAGAATTAGGTGGAATAACAAGTTCTGCTACATATCCTTGGTGGAATAGTCAAGTAGAAGCTGTATCAGGTTCTCCATCATACGCTAATATGGTTGACTCTACAAATGCCAACTATATTCAAAAGCGTATTCGTGAGATGTATGGTAAATGTGCTATCGATAATGATGCTCCTGATTTAATTGTAACTACTCAAGTAATTTTTGATGCTTATGAGGAATCTCTTGTTGCTCAAAAAAGATTTGGTGCTAGTTCACAATCTTTAGCAGATGCTGGTTTTACCAACTTGCTATACAGAGGAACACCAATTGTTGTTGATGACCATTG